TTGAATAAATAAATATTTAGTCTGTGGAATATCATCTCTACTATTTGTAATTTCATAAATGTCATTCATTCCATCAAATTTTCCATATTCAAATTGATAAGAATATTCTTTTAATACTTTAAAAGCATTGTCAGAACCTTTTAAAACATTAATTTTAACATGATCTCCCATACTATAATTTTTGCTAGATCCAGTAACAGTTAGACCTAATTGTTTTGCTTTCTTTTTTAATAATTTATTTACTTGAGCTGCCTCTGATAGTTTTCTCATTTTTTCCTCTTTCTTTGTTGATTTGCTTTCATACTAAACTTATACAACTTTTGTATAATATGTCAAACTATATAAGCTGAGATTGTAGAAATATTTATGTTCGCTAAATGTTCTTATTGATTACCCAAAATTTGACATATAGAAGGTCTAGCAAGGAAGGAATTAAAAGAATATGGAAAAGACTAAGAATGGGTTCGCTATGATCCCAAATTCAATTATATATGACGATAAACTTGGAAATGAGGCTAAAGTCTTATTTTGTTATATTAAGTCATTATCTGCTAATTATAGGAACTTGAGGAACTCCAATTTATGCAAGAAACTTGGTGTTTCTGTTAATACCTTACAAAAGGCAAAAAAAGAGCTTGTTGATAATGGTTACTTAGTTATTCACAGGTTATCAAGTGCTAATAGATATACCCTAAGACTACCCAAAATTTCAGTAAACAGGGTGTCAAAATCTAAGCAGTCAGACTACCCAAAAATTGGGTACCATTTAGAGAGTAATAACAATAGTAATAATAACAATAGTAATAAGAAAAAGTTTAAAGGTTTTAA